GCAGCCAGTCGCCATAGTGCTTGTCGATGCGCTGGCCGCCAATCTGCAGCTCCACGTAGTCCACGAGGTTGTGACCCACCCAGTTGAGCCAGCGGAACTGCGCGCCAGAGCCGTCCGCCGCCGTGAGCTTCACGGAGGGCAGAGTCGCCTGGAGGTAGATGCGGTGGATTAAGTCACCGTTGCGCTGGATAGTGCAGGTCACCTGGTTGCCGAAGCGAGGGTTGCCGTTGAAGGGGTTCTCGATGGACTCCATCGCGAAGTTGGTGTGGCGACGGTAGATCGCCTTAAAGAAGGTGATCTGCGGGTTGCCCGTCAGATAAACGTCCTGCGCGCCATAAGCCACTAATTGCATCAAACCCCCACCTGTCATCTTATATTCATATCATAAGAAAAAAAATTTCCAAAATGGAGTTTTTTGCGCAATTTTGGAAAATTGGAAAACGAGCCGGAGAGTTTGATTTCTTAATTTAAGCTTCGCTTTTAATAAACTCTTGTTTCCACTTTTACTTTCCTGTCATTATAAATCCATATTTCATACTTATACCCTGCTTTTATCGTCGCTAAAGCCTTCTCTTGCACGTTTCCTCTTCTTAATTGAATCGTCCACTCTGACTTTACTTCTATGATTTTGTTCTCTGATTTTATAAAGAAATCCGGGAAATATACATGTTTAACATCATTAATATGATATTCTATTGTTGGAATGTTTGACCTTCCTACTGCAATATCTTCTTCTTCATAATTTTGGACTAATTCATCTAATGCGATATTCTCATATCCTTGAACTTTGACAATATCTCCACTTGGCATCATATAGTCTCTGAACTTATAGGAAGTTGCTTCCGATTTTGCCTGGACTTCTTTGTTTTGATTTGGATGTCCTCCATACTTTTCCAAGCATGTTTTTGCTCGTTTTGCTATAATTTCAGGCGATTTCAATGCATGCCCTCCATATTTTTCTTTGAATATCGCATTTATTTTATCTTTTACCTCCTGCACCGAGCCTGTATTTATACAGCCATACTTATTGAGATTTGTTTCTTGCTTCCTCTGTTCCTTTACCCTCAAACTACACCCCGCACAATAGGGAAGCCGATGTACATTCAACATCTCAAAGCGTTTGCTCGTCTCCACCCCACAAGAGCAGAGAAACTTCACCCTCAGGCGCTGGTTGTATATTTCATATGTCTCTAACACAGTACCTCCACCTTCTTTCAGAATATCTTCTAAAAGTTCTTTGGTGTATTTCATGGCTGTATGTATTATCCTAACCCCATATCAAATTTATAAATGAAGCCATAAGACCCGGTCTAAACTTCTTCTTAAAAGCATCATAGAATGACAGATAAACAACCCTCTTCTTTATTTAATACTAAACCGAATACAAAACGTAGTATATTAGAAGGAAAAACTACCCTTGATAATCTTCATCAGATAAACATAAATTCATTAAAGAAAGAGAGAGAGGATATATCAAATATTGACGAACAGATTTCTGAATATAATGATAAACTCCAGGGAACGAACGATATTGTGTTAAAGAGTCAATATGAGGATTGTATGAACTCTTTGCGGCGGAAGAAGGAGGACTTATTAAATAATAAACCCGTATATGATTATTTATTTGGTGCCGGCGAAATTCTCTTTAATTATTATGACTTACAAGATAAAATCCAGAGCGGTGACCAAATGAGTGTGTCAAAGATTGTGAAGGCTAAGCCTGGGAGTGTATTAGCCGCCTTGCAGAAGGGTGATGATTCTCTCCATGCGGAGAAGAAGCAAGAGCATAAGTCCGCACCTATGCAGAAAGAGCGCGAAGGCCGTGAAGGCCGTGAGGTTTTACTGGAAAAATATCTACAGAAGGTGGACCCAGACCATGCAAAGGCAGCTATCACTTCCTTTGAAGACCCCCACGGAATGTGCGAATTGTGCGATAAAGAAATGACGTTCAGTAATAACGAGGCCCTGTTTTTCTGCGATTCTTGCGGACACCAGGAATTCGTGCTGATTGACAGTGATAAACCGAGCTACAAGGACCCGCCTCGCGAGGTCACCTATTACGCTTATAAACGCATTAACCATTTCAATGAGTGGCTCGCACAATTCCAAGCGAAGGAAAGCACAGAAATTCCTGAGGATGTATTCCAGGCAATTCTGGAGGAGCTGAAGAAGGAGCGTATTACGAATGCCGAGAGCATTAAACCTGGAAAAGTGCGAGAAATCTTGAAAAAGCTCAAGTGCACGAATTTCTACGAGCATGTCCCTTATATTTTGAACCGCATCAATGGCAAGAATGCGCCCGTGATGTCTCGCGAAGTGGAAGAGAAGTTGCGATTCATGTTCAAGGAAATCCAGGGGTCCTTCGTCAAACATTGCCCCAAGACCCGCAGTAATTTCTTGTCATATTCTTATGTTCTCTATAAATTCTGCGAACTTCTGGAGTTGGACAATTATCTCCAGTGTTTCCCCCTTCTGAAAAACAGAGATAAGCTGTATAATCAGGACAAGATTTGGCAACTCATCTGTAAGGATTTGAGCTGGGAGTTTATTCGGTCTATTTAGCAACAAAAATTGAACCACCGCCACACACCTTTCACACAGGTCCCGCTGAATCTATGTCTGCCGCATATTTCTGTAAAAAGCTTAAGGATGAAAATCCCGAGAAATTTGTGAATCTTGGAAAGCCTTGGGCAGATGAAGAAGTCGTCCAACTTCTTACAGAAATTCGGAAAAATCTGACGCATGCAGAAATTGCAGAAATTCACAAACGGAGTGCAGGATCTATCCTATCAAGGCTAAAATCAATAGCGGCAGATTATCATTTCAATGACAATCGGCCGATAGAGCAAATCATGAAATATACTGGACTGAGTGAAAGGGGAGTTCAGGAAGCAATTGTAAAACGGCAGAGAAAGGGTTCCCAGGTTGCAGATCCGCCTACAATTGTGGCTTCTGCTCATGCTGTGCCTTCTAGCCTTGGACAGTCGCCTGCTGCTTCTCCGCCTCAACCAAAGGGACTCACAAAGGAAGATTTCTATAATACAATGTTCGAACTTCTCACAGTAGCAAAAGATATTCAGAGAATGATGAAGGACTTTCATGCAGATACGTTTGTAAGTAAGTAAGGCCGCCCCCGCTAAGCCTTTATTATTTTTAAGACACGTGACGCATAATACAAAGGAGGCGTCAGCGCTCCAAATACGCACCACAAGGAACCCACTTCTTGTCTCGGATATACCATTCCCGTAACAATCATAGAGATTAAGAAATATGCGCCCAATCCAATTCCTTGTGAAAGAGTCGGCATTCCGATAATAGAAATGAGTACTATAGAACTTATATATACTAACCAATCTGACGACCAAGGGTAGTTTTGTGCCCAATTCCAATGTAAATGAGGGTCATTCGGCCTAGGTTGCGTACAATGTAGCTCGGGACTTAGAATAAAAGCAGTCTTATCAATATAAGAATACACACCATATAGACATAGAGCTGTAACAAGTAAGAATACATATCCCTTATTCTCCACACGAGTACTATATATAAGTGCCAGTATTCCCAGAACAATCGGCTGCGCGCTGTTAAGCAGGGCGCCTAGAACAGATACATTCTTATGATATTGGTCACATGTTTGGTGCCTCCATAAAAGAAATTCTATACCCTGCATAAGAGAAATATATACCCCAAATAATCCTATAATCTTATCTAGGGGTGTTCCTAACTGAAATATAACTGCCGAGAATATTGTACCAATCAAAAATGTGACAAGACTCACTTCAGCATTGAAGCACATTTCTAATAAGGAAGTATAAGTATCTCGCCACCATTTAGACCCGTTTCGCCTGTGCCGACAAATATCTACGGGTTTATTAGTCATGGGATATACAGAATTCGTGAAACATCTCCGATATAAATCCATGTATAAACCCAATGAAACCTTCTGGGGTATCGGCATTGAAGAAGAGACGTATTTACAATTCGCCAAGCCCTTGTATGTTGCCGCCCCAGTCATGCGCAATAAACACGCCGCTGAAAGATATAGTGTAAGATATTATACGACATATAAGCCGCAATACAAACAGGCATTTGAAAAACTGTTTCCAGACGCCTCTGGATTTTTCCCCGTTCCGTTTTTCTTCAATGCACACGCATTCAATAAAATGGATATGTCAGGGAATCATCTGACCACGTATGAAAAGAATCCTAAACCGAATCCCAAATACAATGGAAAGACGTTTTTTCAAGAACTGTATTCGCATACACCATCCTATTATTGCTGCCGCCCTCGCAAATTTTCCAAGATATTTGACAAGAATTGTATTTTTGACGGAGATTCCATTGAATTCATGACCCAAGATTTCTATAAAA